AGTGGCTAAAAAGAAAAAAAGTAATCTTTACGCAAAGATTGAACATATTAGCAGAGCTAAGTTTAAGAAAACCAGTATTGGTAGGCGACCTAGTAAAGCTATGATGAATAAATCTAAAAGACGAATAACTGGTGGCAAATATAGAGGTCAAGGCAAGTGAAAACAAGAAACATTGAAACAGAAGGTTTAATTACAGATAACTTTATACCCCATGAAGATAAGGGTGTAGTACATCAAAGATTTGTAAATCATAAACCTATCCTAGATCATAATAAAAAGCTTTATACTCAAAACGATGGTTATTCACCTGATAAAGGTTTAAAAAGAGTAGCATCTATTCCTACAATTGTTTTAGAAATTTGGTGTAAAGAATATCACAAAGATCAAAACAATGGCAATTGGTTTGCTTTACCAAAAGAAACACAACAAAAAATTTTAAGAGAAAAATTAAACAGTTCTGATTATAGATATTTTAGAACTGCCGAAGGAAGATTTTAATGGCACTAACATCATATTCAACACTTAAAACAGCAATAGCTAATTGGTTAAACAGAACAGATTTAACTGATGAAATAGCTGATGATTTTATAGTTTTAACAGAAGCAGATTTTAATTCTAAATTAAGAATTAGAAAAATGATTACGCAAAGCAGTATTACTATTGATAGTGAAACTGAATCTTTGCCTACAGGATTTTTACAAGTTAGAAACTTTTATATTTTATCTGGAGCTACAAAATATCCTTTAAGATATGTTTCACCATCACACATGGATCAATTAAGAGGAACATCTACAACAGGCACACCAGATGTTTATACAATATTAGGAGATACATTTAGATTTTCTCCAAAACCAGATACATCTTATACTGGTTATATTAATTATTATAAAACTTTTGATGCTTTATCTGCATCTAATACATCAAATTGGATATTAACAAATCATCCAGCAATTTATTTATATGGTTCATTATACCATGCTGCTAACTTTTTAGGTGGTATTGAGCCAGGACAAGTTCAACAATGGTTACAAATGTATGGAACTGCTATGGAACGATTAGAAATAAACGATAGAGAAGATCAGTATTCTGGATCACCTTTACAGGTTAGATCAGAAGATACTGTAGCTTCACCATTTGCTAGTCGTTACACAACTACAGTTACCAGTAATAGTTAGGAGTTAAATGCAAGTACCTTTCGGAGAATGGCTACCTGACCAACCTGAACATGGAAAAAATGGAGCTAATGTTGCAAATAATGTTTATCATGCAGCAAACACTTATAAAAGATTTCCTTCTTTAGTAAGTTATAGTTCAAATACTGCAAGTACAGATTCTAAAGGAGCAGGTTCATTTAGAGATAACTCTAATACAGTTTATAACTTTGTAGCTACAAGAACAAATTTATACCAATTAACATCAGGAGCTTTTACTTCAAGAAAAGCAAGTTTAACTGGAGCTGCTACAGATTTTTGGACATTTACACAATTTGGTGAATATGTCATAGCAAGTAATGGAGTAGATCAACCTCAATATTTTTTAATGGGTACATCAACTAACTTTGCTAATCTAAATGCGATAGCAACTGGTAATCCAGTATTTAGAGTTTCAGGAGTTGTTAGGGATTTTTTAGTTACAGGAAATATTACTAATGCCACAAACAGAATACAATGGTCTGGCATTAATGATATTACTACTTGGACAGCAGGAACAAGCCAATCAGATAGTCAAGATTTACCAGGCTCTGGTGGACAGGTAGTTGCAATAACTTCTGGTGAGGTTGGATATGTATTTAGACAAAACCAAATAGTTCGTATGGACTATGTGGGTGGTAATACAGTATTTAGACTTTCAGTTATATCTCCGAATAGAGGTGCGATGTATGGAAGAACAGTATGTCAGGATAATAGACAAATATTCTTTTATGCAGATGATGGTTTTTATCAAATAAATGGCGACCAGATTATACCTATTGGAGTTGAGAAGGTTAATAGATTTTTTGATTTAGATTTAAACAAAGCATATTCAGATAGAATATGTGCAGCAGTAGATCCATTTAATCAGTTAGCGATGTGGTTATATCCATCTTCAAGCAACACAACTAATACTACAGGAATTTGCGATAAAATAATTATTTATAATTATGCTACTCAAAAATGGTCATTAGCAGATGCTAGTGCAAGTACAATATTTTCACAATTCGTTGGAGCTTATACTGTTGAGTTAATGGATATTATATCTCAAAACTTAGAAAATGTTAGTGCAGCATTAGATACAGATTATTGGTCTGGTGGACAAATGTTATTAGGTGCTATTGATAGTGATTACAAAGCTGCAATTTTTTCTGGCACAGCTAATGAATGTGAAATTGAAACTTCAGAACTTGAACCATTTCCAGGTTTAAGAACTAACATTACAGGTGTTAGACCAATTGTAGATGCAGCAGCAACATTAACAGTTAAAACAAGAGAAAGATTAGCAGATACAGAATCTGCATCAAGCTCAGTATCAATGACTTCAAGCGGAATTAATCCTGTAAGACAATCAGGAAGATATGTAAGAGCAAATGTTAAAGTGCCAAGCGGCACTATATTTACTCATGCACAAGGAGTTGATTTTGTAGCATCAAGGGCAGGAACAAGATGAGTGATAAAATTGATATAGATAATGTTAGATACTCTATGGAAACACAAGAGTTCTTTCAAAGACAAATAGAAGAAGCAGTTAATGCTTTAATTAACAAAAATAATACCGAAAGCGATAAAGCTTTTAACTGGTTTATGAATTAAGGAGAAACATGGCAGGATCATATATAGGGAAATACGATACAACAGCAGGAAACAATTCAGCTACTTCAACAGGTTCAGTATCTGTTGCAGAGGGAATGTTGCCATCAAACATTAATAATGCCTTTAGAGATATTATGGCAGACATTAGGCAGTTTTATAATTCTGCTGAATGGATTGAGTATGGAGATGGAGCAGGTACTTATACACCAGCTTACGCATCTTCTACAAGTTTTACAATTGCAGGAGTTAATGTAACTTCTGTCTATCATGTAGGTCGTAGAGTTAAAGTAGTAGCATCTACACCAGGCACAATTTATGGATCAATTACTGCTGTTGCTTTTTCAACTAATACAACAGTTACAGTTGCTTGGGATAGTGGATCTCTTTCAGATGAAGCTATAACTTCAGTACACATTGGAGTAATTAGTGCATCAAATACATCATTACCTGAAACAACAGCAATAACTGGAGATTACACATTAGATGTATCAGGCGATATTATTTTTGATGCTGATGGTGATAATGTAACACTTAAAGCAGCAGGAACAACTGCATTAGATATTGTTTTAAATGCAGCAACAAGTGTAACTTTAGATGCTCCTGGAGATATTCACCTAGACGCAGATGGTGGAGATATAAAATTTTATGATGGGGGTACTCAATTTGGAGAAGTTACTAACTCATCAACAGATTTAGTTATTAAATCTACAACATCAGATAAAGATGTTTTAATTAAAGGTAACGATGGTGGAAGTGCAATTACTGCATTAACATTAGATATGAGTGAAGCTGGAAAAGCTACATTCAATAATGATGTAATTGTTTCTGGTCTTACTGCTAGTAGGGCTTTAACTACAAATGGTTCAAAACAACTTACATCATCAGCAGTAACTGCTACAGAATTAGGTTATTTAGATGGTGTTAGTTCAGCTATTCAAACTCAATTAGATGCTAAAGCAGCAACAACTTATGTAGATAATGCTGTTGCAGGACTTAGAACTAGAATTATAGTTGAAGCTGCTACAACTGCTAATGTAACTCTTTCATCTGATCTTCAAAATGGAGATACGATTGATGGAGTAACTTTAGCTACAGGAGATCAAGTCTTAGTTAAAAACCAATCTACTGATAGTCAAAATGGTATTTACACAGTTGTTTCAAGTGGAACAGCTAGTAGATCAACTGAGTATGATGCAATAGCAGAAATATCAGGACAGATTGTAGTAGTTAATCAAGGAACAACTAATGACAATACTCTTTGGCTTTGCACAACTAATAGTTCAGCTACACTTGGATCAGATTCAATTTCATTTACAAAAATTACACCACAAAATGTTGGTGATGTAACATTAACTGGAACACAAACTTTAACAAACAAAACATTAACTACTCCAAAGATTGCAGAAATAGATTCATTAACTTCAGGTGATATTACTCTTGATGCAGAGGGAGATATTGTTTTAGATGCTGCTGGAAACGATTGGAGTTTTAAAGCAGGTGGAACAGAAGTTTTAAAAATTACAAACTCATCAAGCGATGTAATCATCAAACCTATTGTTGATGCTAAAGATATTATTTTTCAACAAAGGGATGGTACAGAAGTTGCAAGAATTGAAGATAATGCAACATTTAATGTTGTAACATCTAAACTAGCCATTAATGGCACAGCAATTACTTCAACAGCAGCAGAATTAAATATATTAGATGGTGATACATCAGCAGGAACTACAGCAGTAGCTTCTGGTGATGGAATTGTAACTAATGATGGTGGAACAATGCGTCAAACAACTCTTGACACATTTGATACTTATTTATCTGCATCAACAAAAACATTAACTAATAAAACTTTAACATCACCTAAAATTAATGAAGATGTTGTATGTTCTGCTACAGCTACAGAATTAAATAAATTAGATGGTGCAACAGTTACAACAGCAGAAATAAATTATTCTGATCTTGCAACATTAGGTACAAGTGCTGCATCTAAAGTATTATCAGCAGATGCAAATAATTTAACAAAAATTACAGGTGCTATTTATTTAGAAGAAGCTACATTAACATTTGATGCTACTCAAGACTGGGATGTAAGAGCATCACCAGTTGCAAAAGTAACTTTAACAAATAATGTAACTTTTGATGCACCAACTAATCCAACAACAGGACAATTCATTTCAATACTTTGTATTCAAGATGGAACAGGAAGTAGGACTATCGCATGGAATGCAGTTTTTGAATTTACAGGGGATGAAGCACCTACAGCTACAACAACTGCCTCAAAGGGAGATATGTTTAACTTTAGGTACAAT